CTTTACTTCTACTCAAATTCAATAAGCGGATAGACAAAGCCAAGTTTCGTTTGTAATACCTGGCAACAATCCTGCCGCTACCTTTTGGAGCTTTTAGCTTGCTTGCCACTTTGGGTGTATCATAGCGCAAGGAAACCGCCCCTTTTGCACCTGCAAACCGACGTGGTGATCCCGTTGGCGCTTTTTTTCCTGCACGGTTGACTATTGGAACCGCCGCTTTATCGAGTATTTCTTTGCGTTTTTTTACGTCCAGCGCCTTGGTTATTTGGTCCAACTTTTTGAGCCAAATTTCTGCTTCTATTGTCGCCCTATCTGCCATTACGGTGCATCTTCGCCCGTCCTGACCGCTTCAAACAACATTCGCGTTCGTTCTGGATTAGGTAAAATGCTTTCAATTTCGTATTCGTCGCCCTGGTATACTATAATATCACTTTGCTGTATGGTCAAAACCGAATCATAGCGACAAGTAAAAACAGCTTTCGTTTGTGGTGCGAATCTATCCGCTATCACGCTTTCGTCGCTGCCTGAATTTTTAAATTCAACGGCTGCAAAAATAGCGCTACCTGTTGACCAACTTCGTATTTCATCCCCTGAAGAATCCTGCGAAGCGGAATAGGTTTTAAATTGTATCTGCCATTTTAATTCGCCAATTGAATCCATTTCAAAATGATCTTACTCGGTATTCATTCAATAGCCATTCAGCGTGAGAAGGCAACTTTTTCACCGTGTTTGTCCTGGTTTCATACATTTGCCCGATCATCAGATACATTGCGCTTTTGATAGCATCCGGCACCGCGTCCGCATCGTCGTAACCAACCAAATACGTAATTGTAACCGCGTCTATCTCGTCATATAACTCCGGCCAATCACTGCCGTAAGCCAATCCAATTCTTGGGGGTTCGCTAGTTGTATCTACTATATAGTTACTGCTTGCAAACGTTTGACTAGCCCCAGCTGTATCTTTATACTGAATTGAAGTAACCGAGCGCAAAGGCAAAACAGAAAGCGTTAAGATTGCATCCGGATTGGGGATGGTTACACCTGGGAAAGTATCAAGTTTTTCAGTAATGGTTTGAATCATTAGCCTTCTGCCTGTATACTCTTCCACTTTATTTCTAGCAGCCACAATTAGCGAAGTAATTAACGTATCGTCAGTTGAGTAATCTACTTTAAGGTAGTTCTTAACCGCCGTTGCCGTTAGTGGTTCGCTCGCTGGTGCCGTTGTAACCTTCCACGCCATTTTAGTCCTTTGTTACTCTTTTTCTGCCTCGTTTTGGCTTTGCATGTGACATTATATCTTTGTCTTTCGTCAATGGGGATACAGAATGCTGCGCGGTTGTCACTTTCGGATTAACCGCCGTTTCCTTTTTCCCCTGTGTGTATTCCACAATCTCCGCAAAGCCCGTTTTTTGCCAATGTACGGCTTTTTCAAGAGTTACCTCTTTGATTTCGCCAGACTTATAGCTAGTTCCTGGGCCTTGCGCAGATTGTAATATTCTAACCTTAACCATTACGTGTTGGTGTTACGTAACAATTTGATAGCATTTGGCTGAATCAATTCGCCATCAAACCGAATATAAGCAATGAAGCCCATTTGAAGTTGGTCCATATACCTTTCGCGTAGGGGAATCAACACAATATCATTTACCCGGCGGTAGATGTATTTGTTGAAATCGCCAAAGGCTGCGGCGCGCGCATCAGCGGCCAAATCTGCCATATCGTTATTAATCCAGTATTGTTTTCCCTCAACCCGGTCCGGGTCTCCCTCCCTCATAGATAATTGCCACAATGGACGATCATCACCAGAACCAAGGGATAGTTTTTTTATGGCTGATAATGTGGTATCATTGAACATATAACCAACTTTCGGCCCATTACGATAAGACCTGTTAACACCGTGCATCAAATTAATAAGGTCGGTGCGGCTGATTACATCATCATTTTGAGCATTAACAGTGCCACTAACTGCATTAACAGCAGTTACAAACCCATGTGGCTGGGAGGTCCCTGTTCCAAGGGTAAGGCGGTTGTTTGCAATCCTCCCCAAACGATCGCCTAAAAGGTCTGCCAGTTCCGTCTCCAAATTAAAGTAACTGTCTTGCATCAAGAAAACAGAAACTTTTATAATGCCGGAATCATAGCCGTAAGCCTCGAGGCTTTTCTCACCAAAAGTAACGTCGTTAACTACTACCGCCGGGCTGGTTTCGCTGTACAATACCCCCGAATTGGAAGTGTCGTCAACGGTAGGCCACTTGATAGTTTCCCCGGATCCGGTGGGGTAAAACCGGGCCGCTTCCAGAATACCGCCATGATAAAGCATCCTTTTTTCCAGCTCATTGGAAAAGCCTTGCGGGATTAAATACCCGCCCAGCGCCGCGGTTGCAGTAATTTGGGGGTCAGTCCCGCGAATCTCCCCTTGTCTGAGGGTGCGTTGACGGCTTTGCAGTGCCCGTAATTCGTTGGCATCAAGAGCAGATGGCCCGTGAACCATGAATTTCCAAAATGCACTACGTTCCTGCTCTTCCGGATTCGGTTGGTTTTCATTTTTTGGAGGTGGATTTTTCCGCGCTTCGTGTTCTTGTTCCGCTTGACGGGACAAGACTGCATCGTATTTTTTCCGCTCCTCCATTTCGCCCGTTAGCCGGGTGAAATCGGCTTCGAAAGTATCAAACCGCTGCTTTTCCTCATCATTCAGAAAACGGTTTTCTTTTTCGGCCACTCGAACCATATCTGTTTGCTGAGCCGTGACCTGCGCCCTTTCCTCAAGCAACTGTTTGTAAGTTTTCATATCTTATTTTTGTGTTTATTGTTTGTTTATAATTTTAAAAGATCCTCTTCCTGGCGCTTCCTTAACTTTAATTTTTCTTTCAGTATTTTTAACTCATCCGGCAATTCTTGCTTTTCTTCCGGCCTTTCCGTGACTTTATCAAAACTTCGCAGGCTTGCTTCTGTGGTCTCATAAAACGGGTATGTGACTGGCCCGACATCATAAAGAGAGGCTATTTTTGAAATCGTCCGGTGTGCTTTTCCGTCCCGGTTTTCCCATTTATCGCCGCCATCGGCCACGATAAAGCTAAAAGAAGACCCTGAAACGTCGCCGCGCCTGAGACTAACTAGCAAATCGTTGCCAGCTGTGGTATCCGGTGCCTCAAAATCATAGCGCAAAGCATCGTTTTCGATTTTAAGTGTTAACGTTTTTGATTTGGTACGGGCTAATATCTTGTCGGAATTGTGGTTAAATAAAGCCCGTATATCTTGAGTTATCGCTTCATCTAATGCCCCCGCCTTTATTTCTTCGCTCCATCCCATACCAGAATCGGCCACTTGGTCGAAAACAACTGCCGTCCCTGTTACCGTCCTGCTTTCCGCGTTACCGCTGGCCCGGACTTCGTAGGTAAATGTTCTATGTTCAATATTTCCGGTATTATTCTTCTTCTTCTGTTCCATCTCTAGCGGTGTTTGTGTTTTTGTTTGGGTTATTATCTTGAACAGGCACATTTATTTTACCATCCTTTAATAGTGCCATGTTTAGCGGAATAAAATGAATGTTGCCGCCATCCACCGCGTTAAGCTTTTCACGGCTTCTAACCTCGTTAATAGACATCCAACCGTTGCCAATCGCCTCTTTATAAAACTTCGCCCGGCTTTCAGTGTCACCCCGTAAAAAGGCATCCATGTTGAACCGTGTTTTGGTCCGGTTTTTTTCGCTTTCTTTGAAGATTTTACGGTTAAACTCCTGCTCGATTCGCTTTGCCCAAGGCCGAATAGTATATTTTGCAAATTCGAGGCTTAATTGCTCAATATTGTTGAATGTTGCCCGATCAAGGGCACTTAACAAGTGCATAGGAACACCAAAAATCCGGCTTACATCCTCTATGCTGAATTTTTGGGACTCAATCAAAAGCGCATCCTTGGGAGACATGCTAATAGGCTTGAATTTAAAACCCTCTTCCAAGATTGGGACTTTCCCGACGTTTTGCAGGCCCGCATAAGCAGCAGCAAAAGAA